ATTGCGATAAGAGCTTCAGCAACCGATCTGTCAAGTTCGGTTCTTGTTTCTCTGCTATCTCCGGAGGCAGCGGCGGCAGTACCGGCGCTTGATACGGCGCACTCGGTTTTAACAGGGATGAACAACCGACGCTCACCAGAGGCAATATCAGCACGAAGCTTGTTCTCCTTAACTTTTGCAACATTGTTGGCCTTTCTCAAAGTCTGTGCATATGTCTGGGCAACCTGACCCATACGCTGTTCTGCTTCCCGTGCCTTGGCATTCAGGGCTGCAATTTCAAGCTGCTGGCGCTCGTACTCATTTTGTTCACCGCTAAAGTACCCAGCACCAAAACTGCCCAGAACCGCCAAAATGATGCCAAGTATGACGTATGGATTTAACAAGCTCATGGCTTTGGCGGCTCATCGTTGTCGTTAGCTTCGGCCTTGGCTACCGCATTGGCTACGGCTTTAATACCTGACCGACCTGCCACTCCGCCCAGAACGCCTGTGATGAACACCATGATGGTAGAAATTTGAGCGGTGTACACCTTGTCAATTGCCGCCATAGCGCCATTCATCGGCTGCATGACAAACGTGACCGAGTAAAGGAACATGGCCATCGCGCCAAGCAGGATGCTGACCAAAGTCACGATGACAAAAGCCCAGACGCGGACTTCAATTTCTTCAGCGGTCAGTCGGTTGTTTGTTTTGTAGGCACCAGTAGGCATCACTTTTTCTCCGGTTCGGGTTTAATAAGCATTTCGGGGCAAGTGCCAGTGGCGGTACAGATTGGGGGCTTGCACTCAGGGTTATTCCAGTTTGTCGGGTCTTGGCATGTGTAGCGAAAACGGTCTTCGCACCCTGTCAGCAGCCCGCAGAGGATGCCAACGCAAACAGTAAGCGCCAGCAGTGAAAGTTCATGTTTTGTCATTCTTACGTCTCTCCTGTTCCATCTCACGCCTTAACCGCTCAAGCTTCTCAGTCTGCATCTTGACTTCATGCTTGGCGTCCAGAATATCCAAGTACAACATCCCAAGCACTGGGAGCATGAGGGCAACCAACACACAAGCGGCAATCCATCCCATCACGTCTTCCCCAAACGACTCACGAACAGGAGCCACAACCACAGGTAAAGGAGGAATAGGATAGTCGCTACGAGATACGCCGACTTTGCTTGGAAGTTTCTTTTTTCCTCCCGTCGTTGCCATTGTTTAAACCTCTCCTGCGCTTCTTCCTTCAACCTTGCCTTCTCCTGCTCCTCCTGTATGACATCCCGCATCTCAAACACTTTGGAATACAGCGCCCCCATCTCGGGTGGCGATCTATACACCATCGTTTCCCTGATAGTCACTTCCAATGCTGCCATCTGGTCAATTGCCATCACCCGGTTAAGTGCGGCCTCCATCAAGTTGGCATTAGGATCGTAGACGCTCCGGCTCTTTTCCTCTTCTTCCCTGATATGGGCTGCAAGCTGCTCTTGAAGTTTAAAAAACTCAGTGAGTTGGCTGACCACATCTGCCATGACTTTGGTTTCGTCAACGGCAACGTACTTGGCCTTCTTTTTCGCCACAGGCTTGGGCGCTGGGGTGGAAGGCTTTTTGAACCAAGCAATGATTGGCCCAAGAAACCCCCCGACCTCCTGAACAATTCCAGCCACTTCGTCATAAGTCTCTTTGACCTCAACAAAGGATTCTTTGGCTTGCTTGTAAAGCTCACAACCCTCTTTGATAGCCGCAACACAGGCATTGGCCGCAAAGAGGATTGAGATCGGATCAATGCTTACTCCGCTGCCACTTCTGGCTGGTTGACTTCAGGCATTGGCACTTGGGGAATTGCCTGCTCACGGATGGCTTGAACCAAGTCGGCAACTGCTTCGTAAGGCTGTTTAGCCAAAGCAGCAAGCACCATGTTCACACCCTGAAGAGGCAGTTCCAGTTTGATTGTGACGTTTTTGTCAGTCATGCGATTTCTCCAAAAGCACCGCTGAGATGGGGCAGCGGTGAATACCCCTTATTCTGTTGTCCAAGGCACGCCTGTGGCAGTCACAGGGTTCTTCTTCAATTCAATCTGAGCCGCCAAAGAAGCCTCTGTTGCGTCCTTATCCACACCATTAGCCCAAATCCAACCAAGGACTTGTTCTTGTGTCAGGTCGGCATAGTCCACGGTGGGAGTGCCATCAGACCATGAGCAAGTGGCGTAGATAGAGGCTGAATGCTCACCATCAACTGCTGTGGCTTGCCAGTGGGCAGTGGTTACGAAACCATCGGCGGTGTTGCGGTCAAGTTGGGAGATTGTCCAAGTGGTGGTCATGCTGTACCTTTCAATGCGGCGATTTCTACTGCTTGTGCGTCAACGATGGCCTTGAGTTCTTGGATGGCGGCTGTCAGTGTGGCAACCAAGAAGCTGGTGTCGATGCCTTGGTAGACAGGATTTCCTTCAGCGTCTACTGCGTCTTTTTCTCCAACCACGCACTCTGGAACAACTGCTTGCAATTCATGGGCAATAAAGCCTTGGCTTTCGCTATTGTCAGCATTCCACTTGTAGGTGACGGGCTTGAGTGCAGCAACCTTGGCAAGCGCACCAGTCATGGGCTGGATGTCGTGCTTTAAGCGATAGTCTGAGGAAGTTGAATAAGTTGTTGCGGATGTTGAGCAATCAATAAAGCCTACGTTGCTAGAGCCCGCACTATTATTGAAGTTAACCGCTCTATATCCACTATTTGCTTCTGGCCTAAACGTCATTCCGTGAGACGTATTGTTGGCAACAAAAAGACTAAAACGTGAGTTGGTTCCATAAGCTGTCGTAGTCCCCACCAGCAAGTTACCGCTGGAGTCGATGGTCATACGGGCAATGCTGTTTGTTACAAAACGCATTGAATTGGCTGCGTGGTCATATCCAACTTCACCAATATTTGCAGCGTCAGTATCCCCAAAGTTAATTCTAACTTGTGAAGTGTTTGGGCCAATAAGCGTTAAATCATTGGCAGTGGCGTTTGCGCCTGTAATCCGAGCCATAGCAAACGTGGACGATATTGTCGTAGCACCTGCTTGAGCTACATCTAATCTATAAGTTGGCGAAGTCGTACCAATCCCCACATTACCAGAGGAGTCGATTGTCATCTCAGCTTCTGACCTTGCAGTGCTGTTGGTGCTAAATGACATTGCGTTTGTAGAATGGTCGTACTTAATAAAACCACGATATTCTTCAGCGCCAGAAGTTCCATCAGCAAACTGCAAATAACCAGCAGTTGCGTTGCTTGTGTAAATAGCTAAACTTGAATCACCAGTTCCAGAGCCGACGATTGCGTAAGCAGTTGAGTCAAAAGCGGTGGATGTATTGCCAACAGTTAGCTGACCGCTTGCATTAAGCGTCATTGCTTGGGTGAAGCTGATTGTGTTCCCTGCTGTGCCTGCGGCGGCGGTGAACCACGAGTGAACGCCGCTTAATTGCGTATAACGAGTTGGCGCAACACCTGTAACGTAGTATGTCCAAGTATTTGCGGCGCTTTCGTAACAGTTAAAGTTCAAGCTAGTTGAGCCGTTTGCTTGTTCGTTTAATGACGCATAACCAGTAGTTCCTAACTGAAAGGCTCTGGCTCCAGATTTCCAAGCACTCGGAGTAATCCCCAAGCCGAGGTTGCCGGAGGAGTCGATACGGGCGCGTTCTGTGGCGTTACCTGTGTTTGAACCGCCACTTGTGTAAAACGCCAAAGAAGTAGACGTGTTTCCCGAAGACTCACTAAGCGCTTGAATTGCTGCGTGTTGATTTGTGCTTGAAAATCCGTTTGCCACAGAGAATGAAATTCCACATCCATTACCTGTTCCTGAAGTGCTGTTGTAGAGCCTCATTCCAGCGTTGTTTGCCGCCGTGACAGTCATGTCTAATTTATAAGCAGGAGAACTCGTCCCAATACCCAGACCTGTGCTGGTCAGGCGCATTTGTTCGGAGTTGCTGACGGAAAAAATGGCTATGCCTCCCGTTGCGTTCAGGTTGAAATTTATACCTGTGCCGGTTTGCAAATCCATACGCGATGCCGTTCCAGCGTATCCAAGGTAGCCCTTTGCGCCCCCACTATCATAAAACCGCAAATACCCTTGGCCCGTGCTTGAAAAATCGCCAGTGCTTTCCAGCTTTAATTGTTCACCTGAAGACAGCAGGGTCAGCTTGCTCCCATCAAACGTCAGCGCAGACCCCGTGGTCAGTACTTTGCTGCCGTTCAGGTAGGCCACGCCGTTGGCTGTGCCGCCGTTCAATGTAACCGTGCTTGAAGTTGTCAGCGTGGTGAATGCACCAGTTGATGCTGTTGTCGCACCAATAGACATATTATTGATAGTGCCAACACCTGTGGAAGTAAGCGCCAGCGTGGGTGTGTTACTTGCCGTGAGAGTGATTAGATTGGTGTAAGCTGTCCCGTCTACATCATAGGCAGCAAGAGACAAAGTATTGGTGGCTGTCTTAGCTGATTTAAGCTGAGTGCCAGTTACATAAGAAGCTGCTTGTGTAATGGTGTCTGTATCAGCGTCACCAATTGTTGTGTTGCCTGTAGAAGACAACGTAGTGAATGCACCAGTTGATGCTGTTGTCGCACCAATAGACATATTATTGATAGTGCCAACACCTGTGGAAGTCAATGCAAGTGTGGGCGTAGTGCTGGCAGTTAGTGTGACTAAGTTTGTGTATGCTGCACCGTCTGTGTCATAAGCAGCAAGGTTTAACGTATTGGTAGCTGTCTTAGCTGATTTAAGCTGAGTGCCAGTTACATATGAAGCCGTTTGGGTGATGGTGTCGGTATCAGCATCGCCAAGAGTGGTGTTTCCTGTGACAACCAAATTGCCGTTGACGGTAAAGTTACCAGTGGTGGCGCTATTGCTGCTAATACGGATAAAGTCTGTTCCGTTCCACGCTACAACAGCCGACTCACTGACAGCCAAGGTCACGCCTGTGGTTGGGCCAACGCCACAAATTTTTACCGTGTAAACAGCAGAGGTGTTGATGACCGTGTAAATCTTTGACTGCGCAGGAGCCGTGATGGTTATGTTTGCCGAAGCAGGTGAACACAACAAAATAGCCTGACGGGACTGATTAGCTGAGCCTGTGGTGGTAGTCAGCGTGGTGTTGGCTGTAATTGTCTGAGTACCAGCAATTGCTGAATCAAGCAAAGAGGTAATACTGTTGTTTACGGTGTCGCCCCATGTTCCTGACAATTCGCCTGTGACGGGAAGAGCCAAGCCCAAAAGTGATGTGTATGCTGTCGTCATGTTGTTACCTCAATTTCTTCCCAATTCGGGTTTTGCTCATCGGCAATCAGTGACCAGCCGGGAGTCTGCGGGTTGCTGATATTTTGCCAGTTTGCGGTCTGCGTGTCATCTATATTTGACCAGTCAGCCGTTTGTATGTTAGAGATTGTGCCCCAATCCGCAGTCTGACTGTCATCAATCAGCCTCCAGTAGACGGCAACTATAGCTCCAGCATATCCAGCCGCTTGGTTCCCAGTCAGCGAGAAGGTTCTTTCTCCAACAGCAACCGAGCCAACAGCAGCATCTGCCGCGTTGCCGGTCAACTCAATCACTATCTCGGGAATAACCGTGCCAACAGTGCCGATGGCTGTGTTAGGCAACAGCGGAACAATTACATATCCTGCAAGGCCAGCAGCTTCAACGCCTACCAGCTCAACAGACGCACTCTGGACAACTGTGCCGACTTCACCTGTGGCTTCATCGCCAGATATGGCGGCAGTCTTGCTGTGCGTTACTGTGCCAACAAACCCTGAAGCAGCGGTGCCGGATATGGCAACTGTGATGTTCCCTGTCTCAATACCGGGGTTGCCAGCGGCCACAACACCAGACAAGGCAAGGGAGGTTGTGCCCCTTGCGACTGTGCCGACAAATCCTGCGGCAGAAACGCCAGTCAGAGAAATTACACGGGAAACTCCAACACTGCCCACGTTTCCAAAAGCAATATTGCCGTTTTCTGTTGGGTTATTTGTCTCAACAACAGTCCCAACCGCCCCAGAAGCCAGAACCCCACTTAACGCAACAGTCCGACTGGGCGTGACCGTCCCTACGGTTCCTGTTGCTACATCCCCCGTTGCTTCAAGAGTGCCGCCCCAGCCGTTGTCGCCCCAAGCATTGTTGCCCCAGCCGAGAGCCATGAACTACCTCTTTAGGTAGTTGCCAAGCGCAACAAAGCAGTTGACGTAGTGTTTGACGGCATAGTCAAAGTGAAAGTACCCGCCGTGATGGTCTGTGAACCAAACGTGTGGACGCTGATAGCCTTGTTGCTTTGTGTTGAGTTGTACAGCAACACAGTATCAAACGCCGTGGTTAAGGTCACCGTGGTGTAGGTAATTGATGCTGAAGGAGTCCAGTACGCTACACCAGCAGTTGCTGAAGTGTTAGTTGACGTTGGAGCCGTAGCATTTGTTACCGTAACTCCGCCAGCAACATAGTTTGTACCAGAAACTTCTCCAGTTACTGTGTACGCAGTAGTGGCTGCATTGATGGTTGCCGATGCCAAGTACAAAGCAGCTTTTACAGTATCTGTAGTGGGTGATGTCAAGCTGCCACGGGATACGATGGTTGAAGTGCCAAGTTGATGCTGACCAAGCATTAGCTCGCTCATAAATGAAGTGCACATTGATTGGGTGTTTGCCATGATTTATCCTTTAGCCAATTGATTGGGTTTCGCCACCGCCAAAGACGGGCATTTTCTTCAAGGCCACATGCGCAGACCGGTGGACAAGCTCACCTTCCAACCAATACTCAACCCATGTGGTTAATTCATTGTCGTTGTCCACGGTACCCTCACGCTTCTCCAACAAAGAGTCATCCATGTCGCCTTTGGTTGTGGTTACAAGTGCCATTAGCCGATCCTTATGATTGCTGTGGTGTTTGTGGCAGCAGGGAACTGCACCACAAAAGTTGTTGTTGAAGTTTTGTTTGCGCCAAAGTCAAGCACGCAAACTGCGGGGTTAGTTGTGCCATTGTCCTTGTAGATCAACGCGCCACGGGCTGTGAAAGCACCAGTCCATGAGGCATTGGCAAAAGACAAGTATGCGGTTGTGTTGGGTGCATTGCCGGTGGTGGGCGCTTGGTTGATTACCAAAACCTCGCCACCTGCCGTATATCCAGAAGCCACAACTTCGCCCGTAGCCGTATAAGCGTCGGTAGTCGCATCAAGCGTGGCGTCATTGGTATAGAGCGCAATTTTGAAGACGTCCGTTGTGCCCGTGCCAAAGTCGTACACACCGTCCAGCAGGCCAGTGCGAAACACGTTGCAGGTGTAATTCCCGGTAAAGGCCATCAACGCACCCCATTATTCTGAGGAAGCGGAGCTTCTCTGTATTGGCCACTGCGGTAGGCATCACTGCGCTCCAGACCATCACCCAAGCGTTTGGCCAAGCCAAGTGCTTCTTTGTACTTGCCATCGTAGAGCTGCAACATGTCTGTCTCGCCCTTCATAAAGGTATACGCCTCAACCAATGAACCATACAACAGCACGGTGTCAAAGTTGTCGCCCAGCCATGTTTGGCCGGAGGCCGCAGTGGTGATGGACGTGGGGTAATAGTAGTAGTGCAGCTCCACAGAGTAGGCCGCATCAGGTGTTGGGCCAAGGATAAAGCTCAACTCATTTGTGATGGACGGATTTAAACCCGCTGTTGTGGTCGGGCCAAACAGTGCGTAGTACTTGGGGGTCGCTGTGTCAGTGGGGTTGGGGTACGCTTGCCGGATGAAGTTGACATCCTTGTTCAGCAAGTACTCGTAGCTCCCGTCCGCATTGATTACGGCCAAAGAAAAGGTGGACAGAAAGTCATCAGGGCAAGCAAGGTACTTGTTGTTGACCGTCGCCACGCCCGTCATGTTCTTGCGAAGAGACGGGAACTGCACAGTGTTGTAGATGCGTTGCTCCGCCTGCTGGATGAAGCGATTAATCTGAGTAGTCGTACTCTCAGTCGATCCATCAGCAAGCGTAATCGCCGGAAAATTATTCTCCGTATACGACTGGATTGCAACTACAAGCTCTGCGTAGGTCATGCCATTGGGCCTCGGGCCATTTTGCCTTTGGTCTGCGCTTTACCGCCGCGCACAACAATGCCGGAGGTTTTTATGGGAGGGTAATCTTGGCTGCGGGTATTGGCCACAGACACATTCGCCTTGCGCATGGTTTCTTTTGCAGGCTCTTCACCAACAATAACGTTGGGCTTTTTGGTTGCTTGCTTGTAGGTGGCCATCTTAGCCTCCGCGACCAGAAGAACGCTGGTTCATGATCTTGGCCATGTTACGGCCATATTTCAGCATGTCGCTGTTGGTCTTGCCGCCAGCCTTGAGCTTGGTCATAGGCTTGCCGGGGTGCATGGCTTTTTCATGCTTGCCAATGGCGGACTTAATCATCTTCTTGTCCTGCGCTAAATCTTTCTTGTCCATGATCGACTCCTTATGTCGTTGCAACTGTAACTGTACCAATTTCCACTGCGGAAACCAAGTTATTTGGGGTCAAACCGTCATCATTGGCCCGAGAGCCGCCAACTGGTGCCCAACCCCACTGAAATATCCGACTACCACCGCCAACCACGCCCTGAGCATCCACATTGACGCTGTTGGTCAACACAATCTGCAAACCGGTGCGACCAGACAACTGGTAGCTCAGGTCGGGACGTGGATCGCGCACACCTTGCGGGTCGTCCACCGGATACATGCCCAACTGCAACTGCGGCTGGTCAGGTTCCCAACATTGAGGACACACCTTCAGGTCATACGTCTTGGTCTTGACGACGAGCTTCTTCAGCACCGTCAGTTTGAACCGAAATCCACAGCGGTCGCACTCGGCAATCGAGTTTTTACCAGAGGAAAACCTGTTTCCCATCAGCCACCACCAATGAACATCTGTCTAGGCACGAGGCGCAAAGCTGCGCGTTCCTGATCTTCATCAGCCGCTGTCATCCATGCCTCGTCGTACTGGGCCTTGAGAACTTGAAGCCGTTCCATGCCACCGGGCACTTTCAAAGCGATGTAATAGGCCAATCCAGCCACCATACAGGGCACAAAACGGAAAGGCACGTCCATCACATTGACACCGCTTCCCGCATCCTGCACCCGACGCATGCGCCAGTACACGAATTGGTATGTCTGGGAGCCGTCAGGCGTTGGCCACATGGTCACGCGGGGCGCATTGTTGACGTAAATCTTGGCATTTGCACTGGCAGTATGGGAAGCGGCAGTTGTGCCGTTCTGACCACGGTAACAATCGCCCAAAGTGTTGCCATCAATGTAGTTGTAGAAGATGGTTTCGCTGTCCAAGTTGATGTACCCGATTGCAGGCAGACCAACGACGTTGGACAAGACGATTGTGTTGGTTGTAGCGTCGATACTTGTGGCCAAAACCGCCGTGGTGGGGGTAATCTGGCCGTCCAAACGCTGATACCAGACCTGAATTGGTCTGGCTTGGGTGATTTTGTTGGGGATGGTGGCGTAGGTAGAAACGCTAATACGCGTGATTGTCAAATCTGACTGTGTTGCGGCCACATTTGCCTGCGTTCGGATGACGTGATCGAGCAAATCAACAGTGTCTGTGGGGATTGCGTAGGTGTTCAAGCCTTGAGTTAGGGTGATCGTGCCCTGCTCAAACGTCCACATGTTGACACCGCGATTTGCCCAATCAGCAAACAGCAAATTCAGCGACCGGCGGGCTGTTTTGAGGTCATAGCCAGTACGCAACTCTGAACCAGCACGCTCAAACGCCTCCTCCACCAGCTCGGTGAGGTCTAAATTAAAGCCTGTTGATCCAGAAGTTGTTGCCATGTTTTATCGCATTCCTGCTTGTTTTCCTGCTAATCTTTGGATAGCGCCTGCCACAGCCGGAGGGGTTCTTGGCGGAACTTGCGACGGTGCAGGTGATGCCCGCACTGCCGCTGGCGCAGGCTTAGAAACCACCTGTGACGATGTTGTCTTTCTCTGGGGCAACGGTGGCGATACTGGGGGTCTTGGCATAGGGGTTGACACTTCTGGTCTAGACGGCATTCCGCCCAAAAGACCTTGCAAACCTGCCAAGCCAAGCGGTTGTTGCTGCTGCGCAGCTCGCGTTTGCGCCATCTGACTCATTTGTTGCGCGTAAGGCTGTGCAAAATCTGGCATACCGCCTTGCCTTT